GCTCGATGGTTTGTCGGTCGATGTTATCAGGGTAGTAGAAAAGGTCAGGCTGCCCAGTGTTGTTTGTTGTGGTTTTTGATTAGGTGCGCCCACCGCAATAATACGGTTGCCAAACCGTTCAAACTCCCAGACACCACTACTGCCTAGATCGTATGTCCCTGACACAGATGACGAGGCGTCCGTGAAAGATGTGTTAATCAGTTTGTATAGTTTCGTCTTGTCGCCCGCATATAAATGAACGGTGTTATCATCGGCCTTGACCGCAACAAACCCTCTGCACCTCGCATCTATGGCGGTTGCCGAGAAACGAGTAAAACTCTTGAGCGGTCGAAAGCCATCCGCTGTCGGGAGGACGTTAAGCGCCTCGGGATGACCACCAGAGAAATTATCCACCCTGTCCGGTGCGTACCCTGGGAGCGGTATAAAGGGTGATTTGGTCATACGAAGTACGGCTGTATCCGGCCAGACGAGAGCTGGTCCTGTATCTCGTCGGACAAACTCTCATATGCCTGTTTTTCGGTCATCGACAGGAAGTTGCCACCCGTCTGGGCTATTAAAGCAGCCTCCGCCGTAGCGTTGCCGTCGCGTAAGTATTTAATCTGAACAGCAGCTTTAGCCCTCGCACGGATAAGCTCTCCACCGTGGTCGTACCAACCCCCCAGACGGTTGTTGTGGGATGCCGTGGATGTCGGTGTCTGTGATCCAGTACCGGTAAAGCTACCCGTAAGAGATGTTGGCAGAGGTCTTTCAAGATAGCTCATCAGGATGGTCATGGATTGATTAGGCACGGGATACATACGCACCTGCTTGCCATAGACCACGTAGTTTTGTGGCAGACCAAGCGATCCGGTTATCTGCCGGTCCATCTCCTCTATCTCGTCCCAGGTGCGGGGCGATAGCGTGATATAACTATTGTTATATTCCAGTTTCATGCTGTCGATCTTCAGCCACCGGATGTCCGAGGTTGATAGGCTGTATGACCTCTGGCCGGATGTGGTCTCGCCAAGGATGGCGTCCTTCACCTCGCCCCAACTCGTCCGCATGGTCTCATAGTGCTTGATGGCGCTGTTGATCTCGCGGTTGATAACAAGACCAACGGACAAGCTCGGCGACCCAATTATCTCTTCAGGCCGCCGGTTTAGCTCGTCCGCTATCCTTGTTCGCATATTGGCGGTATCAGTCATGTGCAATACTTCTCATGCCAGTGAATGCCCTTGCCTATATGCTTGCCACAATGCTGGCAGGCACCCTTTACGACTGCCCGTATGGGCCGCTGTTTTTCGCGCTGCCCTTTGAGGACGATGACTTGTTGCCGGCCTTGCTCGTGCTGCCGCGCATCTTCGGGCCGCTGTTCTCGTGGGTGCCTTCTGCGGTGCTTCTGGAACCCTTGCTGTAGGTCTGCTTGGCGTTGGCTATGTTGCCGGGCTGATTCGGCGCTGCCCAACCCGGTCCACTTCTGCTCGTCTTCGATGAACCCATCTGATCTGTCCTTTATGATGGTACGGCGGCGCACTATACGACCGCCTGTAGTGGCACTGTTTTGTTGACTTCTGCCACGAGTGCCGCGTGGTATGCTTCCCACCATTCGCCCGTATATGGCATATTCTTGGGCGCATGGCTCATGTCTGGTGTGCCCCGAGTAAAGTGGGCTACCTTCGGATCGTCCGATGTGGACCACCCTTCCAGCCAATTCCACCGCTCATCCAGCGCACCGATCATGTCGTCGTCCAACCACTTCAGGGCATGCAGATCGCCGCCAGTCCAATGGTTGAGCTTGAAGATATTCATGTCCCGGCAAAGGCTGGGCCGCATCAACATGAAGGATGACCAGTTTTTCCGGTGGTATAATGTCTGTGCACATCCGTACATCTTTAGATCGGTGGTGCTCGGCGTGTGGTCGTGTTGGACACACCACAGTGCCTTGCCCGAATACGTATCGTCCAATAGGTCGGCGATGTCACCGCGCCAAAGCATATCGGGGTCCATGAAAAGAACAATATCCTCGGTGTACTCCGCGACAATCGGGGTCGCAAAACGGGCGAACGAAAATGCAGAGGAAAACGGCTTGCCATCATCGCCCCACTGCTGACCGTTGCCATCCACGGTATGCGTCCTCCAGTAGATTTCCGCCTGCCTGAGAGGTCTGTCCCAGATAGGCACTATCTCGACCGGAATGGTGGCGTGCGCCCGTAGGCTATGACTACAGGCCAGGAAAGCGGCATGATCAACGGGATCATAACCCATATATATCTTGAAGGGTTTCACTGGACCACCTCACGGACAACGGGACGAGCCAGACAGACTATCTCCTTGCCTCCGTCCACATAATAGACGCTGATATCCCACCGTTTCATCATGCGATATAGCCACCAATTACCATCATGGATAGTGATGTGAGCATTCCGGCCATCGGGCAGAGTTTTCTTAGCAAGGCGCGTGGATATGACCAGGATCACCACCTTTTTCGCTAACTCCTGGAGATGGTCAAGGACCGCATCTACATGGCCTTCCTCTACGTGTTCCATAACATCGCCGCATATAACCAGATCAGCCGGAACGGGCATCTCATCCAATCCTTCTATGCAGGGATCATATCCACGAATCATCATGTGTGGGAGAGCCTGTCCCAGTGTCTGCTTGCCACAACCATAATCCAGCGCAGACGTGCAGCCGTGCTCATCATAGGTGGCCTTAACCAGCCCAGCCCATTTCGCCCCGGAAATCCCGTATGCCGGGTTTTCGTGTAGCTGTCTGTTTTGCTCTCTGTATTCTTCTGTAATCATGCCGCCTTTTCCTTCCGCTCATTGATGAACGCCTCAAGTCGGGATGCTGCATCCTCGATGGCGCTCGTCCAATTGTCTCCTTCTTGCCGTATTAAATCCACGCTGTTGTACCAGGGGAGATTCCCCGTCACACCATAGCGCCACGATGCCTTGCTCGGCGTCAGGCACAGTGTTGGTGTCCCCACAGCGCCGGCAAAATGTACCGCGCTCTGACAGACCGTAATCAACATGTCCAACTCTGCAATCAAGGCTACCGGGCGGTCGATGTTTCGTGCCTGTGCTACCTCAGGCCAGTGATGGATAACAAGCCCAGTCTCCTCCTGAAGGGTGGCGATATTGGCTGCTGCATCATGGGTATATTGAAGGCTGATGAAGTCGGCGTCTTGACACAGGATAGGCGCTAGATCCTTGGGGAAGATGCTACGCAAATGCACTGCGGTGCTCTCGACACCGCCTTGCCATGTAATACCGATCTTTGGCCTCGATCCCAGTTTATCCAGCCGCCTCCGCATCACGCGCCTCATCTTCGGATTAGCTATGATGTAAGGTGTGCCAGGGAAATCCGCCTCTTGCTGGCGGCAAAACTTAGGCAGACTGCCGAGCGCGATTTTGTAGTCGGGTTTCCCCTTCTGCGGTACCCACGCATTGCCATCAACGTCATTCGTCCCGACGACATGGGCATCAGGGAACGAGCGTCGATACAACGCATGCATTCGCGGCGACGGCTCCAAGACAAACTTGGTCCCTGGCACCTTCATCATGTCCGCGATGCAGCTCGCAAACATGATCTCGTCGCCCAGACCCTGCTCGCCGTGTATGGCTATCAGACCGGGGCTTTTACCATCCCACCACGGCGTCATGCCGTCAGGGTGGTAGTTGCGCTCTGCGATGTTGTAGTTAGCCGCGCCGGGATCCAACCGGACCTCATGGTCTATCCACGCCTCTTTAAACCGTTGTAATTCCAGAAGACAAAGCGCCCGGTGCCATTGGCTTTTTTTATGCCCAGGGGCTAGAGCAAGGCTCTTATCTGCGTATTCAAGACCCTCTTCCGGTGAGCCCTCATTGATGTGCATGCCAGACATGTTGCTGAAAAGGTCGGCACGGAAAAGGGGCTTATCCTCTGGCACATGTTTCATGGCTTTCTCGAAGCATTCGCGAGCTTGATCTTTTTTCAGAAGGCCGCGCCAGATCAGCCCTAAATTATTCCACGCCTCGGGCATCTGCGGAGATACTTGGCACACTTGCCCCATCAATTGGAGTGCCATACCCCAGTGCTCGCGCTCCATCTCTAGCGTTCCAAGACAGTACAGAACAAGAGGATTTCCCACATTATGGGTCAGTATCTGGTGATATATTTCAGACGCTGTATCGGTGTCTTTCGCAACAGGGTTGCCGTCCTCGTCCACGCCGCTATGTAGCCGCCTGGCATGGTTCAACAACTCGTTCGCGTCTACATGCTGCATACATGTCTCCTATGTCGCCGCCTAAGGAAACCCGGAGGGTGTGTGTCCCTCCGGGCTAGAAAGTACTTAACGGACCTTATTGTGCCCGACCATTCCGTCCATGGTGTACGTCACCACAAAACGAATAATGGCAACAGCACCAGAAGTGTCGATGTCAGTCACATTCTTCATCTGAAGCCATACCAATTGATCTTTGGAATTGTCGTCAGACAAAGACACACGGACAGGCAGCAAGTCTTGCGTGCCCCACGGCTTATGCACTCCCCGTTTTACACGCGTCTCAGCACCGGACCCGGTGGCTGTTTGCGATAAGGAGAACTTACCTATCCCAGATACACATGCTGACGTGCCAATCTTGAGTTGCTGATTGGTACCCATGGTGATCTGGTCCGTGTAAAACGTCCAGTCGATGATGGTTGCGCCGTTTGGCACTCGGCAGAGAGATATGATGCTTGAAGCGGTAAATGTACCACTCAGCGTGCCAACGCTGGCATTCACTTGCACGCCCGTATGAGCACCAGAAGGAGTGCTTAGTTCGGACATGGTATAAGTTGGTCCTGACATGATTCAATCCTCCTTTATGGGTTGGCCGATTTGGAAGACAACACGATGCTCCCGAAATCGATGCTGTTGTAGACAGATTTCTTCAGACCCCAGATCATGGAAGCCGAAACACCCAATTGATTTTCGTAATCAAAGAGTTCCTCAACCCATTTCATCTGAGTACCTGAGTCACGTCTGCCTGTCCCATAACATGCAGCCTGTGCGCCACAGAAGATTGCCCGTCGAACAGCGCCGGACGCGTCCTGTAGTGCAGAAGTTGCAAGCGGTACGCGTGTGCTTTCGTGAAGAATGACGCCGTTGTACTCACCAAGTGCCCCGTTATAAATCGGGTTGGTAGCAATATCGCCACCCTCGGCACGAGCACGCATGATGTCAAACCACGTTACCGCGCCCGTTGTATTGTTTTTACGCAATTGACGGGTCTGGTTGGGATGGATGAAACAGACATACTTATACTGCCCGTCCACCCTGATCGGCCTGATCAGAGGCGCTGATGTCTTGGCCACGTTGACCGCGAGATCAAGCATCTTAATCGTGAAGCCATCACCCGACACACCGATGAGAGACGCCGTTGTGCTATCGGACAATGACGCTTCGAGAGCGTCACCTTGCACACCGATAATATGACGGGTATTCCCGGTCGTGGTAGAAGGTGCGGTGGTTGCCTGCATGCCTGTCAAGGCAACGCCTGCTGATGTATTACCGGCAAGCTGGTTGAAGAAACCAGTATCAATCTTGTCGGCCCACCAATCACGTAGCCCATCCATGCCCTCTTCGCGGACAGAGAACGGAACACGCTGCTCGGACATCTCACCGCCCGACCGCACCGCATGACGCAGCTGATCGATGAAAAGGTCGTCCGTATAGGTGGTTAGGCTTTCTTCATTGCCTTCAAGGGTGCCGTCACCTGTAATGCCGGCTCCCGATAGCTGCATCCGTAGTCCTACACGGATGCGATCTCCTGCGGATTTGTTGAGGTCGTCCTTGACATAAACAAGGCTGTCCTTGCTCGACCCCATGAAGCGAGACACATAGGTCTCCTTCAAGGCTTCGCGCATCAGACGTTTGGACCACAACTTAACTGCAAGAGGATCATTTACGCCATAGCTTGTATTAGCCATGATCTAATCCTTTCTGGGTTAAATTAACTGTAGCTCCCGGTTACGTCGGGAATACGTCAACCGCCTATACGCCAGCGGTGCGCGAAGCGTCCTGTATGGGGGACGAACCCTCAGCCGATGACGGTGGCTATCCGAAACAGTCAGTTAAGCTGACCGGCACCTACCCCAGATCGCCCTTTGTCCGAGCTTTCTCCCACGCCTTGTCGAAGTCGTCACCATCTAGCTCGGACAATCGACGGAGGGAAACGGGTGATTCCCCTCCACCAGAGACCTTTGACAAGCTCTTTGTCGCGGCCTCTTTCTTCGTGATGTCTCCAATTATATCATCGTCGCCGCCTTTTGTCGCCGCCTTTTGTTTATAGCCATAATGCTCGGCAAGGTTATAGATACGCGCAGCCGGGTTTTCACCAGCCTGAAATGCGTTAAAGACGATGCGCTCCTCGGCGATCTCTAGCTCCTTGGCAAGGTTCTGTCCCGAAAAACCCTGCATTTGCAGACCCTCTTCCAGCTTTGTAATGGCGTGATTATACGCCTCGCCCATGTCAGGCTTTTCCTTGGTGTATTGCTTGGTCGCATCGGCGTACATGCCCACAAACCGCTGTGCCTGTTGCGCCGTGTGCTGTTGCTTTGCTTGTTGGTCCCGTGCCTGCTCGTCAGCGATTTGACGCTTCTCGATGGTTTCCAGTTTGTGCTTGGTATACGCATCAGGGTCAAGATCGAAGTCGGGCACCTCCTCTTGTGGTGTCGGGACTGCTTCCTGGGCACGCTGGAGCAATTGCTGGAAGGTTTCCTCCATCTTCTCCATGCGGGCGCTTTCCTTGGTCAGGCGCTGCTCAAGATCCTGCCGCTTGTCACGCTCCTCCCTCAATACGCCATACGGCACCGTGGTGGGTGGTTTCTGCTCGGCAGTCTCTTCTGCATCGGCAACGTCTTGCGGAGGGCTTTCCTCTTCCTCTGCCGCATCTTCCTCGGCGGGCTCTTTGTCGGCCTGCCGCATTTCTTCAATTGCTGCATTGTCTTCGCTGCTCTCTTCACCAAGCATCGCGTCTATATTTGTCGCCATTTTCTATCCTTGTCGCATCTGTGTTGGGTCCATGTCTTCCAAATCGTCCGCCAGATCCTCTACCGTCGCATCGGTAATAAACCCATCGGGGTCTCTATTCACCAAGACACGCCGCTTGCGCTTGGACCTTCCCAGGACGCTTTGCACACCCGACTCAATGGCTTGGTCAATCAGATTTTGGTGCCCTATCTCGTCACCAAGTTTTACTTTGCGCTCGATCTCCAGTTTGGTCATGGCAATGGCAAGATCGTTCTGCATGCGCTCGTTAGCCAGATCCAATTCAGCGGCAGCCTTTTGACGCTGTAACTCAATCTCCTCCTGAAACTTTTGCCGGGCCATCATTAGATCAGCTTCCATGTCCTCGCGCTTGGCTCCCATCTCCAGCATCGATTGCTGGCGCTTGGCTTCCATCTCCGTCTGCGATTGTTCCATCTTCATTTGGCCCTCGGCCTGGGACTGCTGTGCCTTCATCTGCATTTCAGCCATAGCCTGCTCGCGCTTGTCTTTCAGTTGCCGGTTGTCTTCCATCAGCTTCTGTATGGTTTTGTTGCTCTCGGCCATCTGTAGTTCAACCTCGGGAGGCAGGCCACCAGACTCTTTCTTTTCTATCTCCTGTTTCCAGACCTGTGCCAGTTTTGACGGCATTGGGCTGTAATCCAGTATTTCTTTCGGGACGGGGAAGCCCACAGCCGTGAGATTTGGAAGCATCGTGTTAAGGATAGAAGATACCTTCTCTTTCTGGTTAGGACTTGTCGGAGCCTCATCCACAATGATGTCATAACTGGTTGCCTCCACGCCTCGGTTGAGAGGTTGATACTGCTCCCGGCCCTCCTCACCCATAATGCGGATCAAACGGCCATCACTCAAGAAATCGCGGATGAATGACAACAACACCCGGCCCTGTACCTTCCGATATAGCCGCAACGCATCAAAGTAAGGCGCTAGTACCACGAGACCTTGCTGCCTGCGCTGGTACTCAACCACACCCGCCTGCTGTGAGCTTTGAGACAAACCAAGCATCTCCTGGCTCATACCGGCGCTTTCCATCACGTTGTCCAGGCTAAACGTCATCAGCCGATCGAGCCCTTGTGGATAGGTGGGCATCGGCTTGGCTTGTATCTTGTTGCCACTGATCGCCCCGTCCCGTACCCAATGCACCGCGTCAGGTCTGGACCACTTCTCCTCTAGCTCACGCGGGTCATCCACCGCCGTGCGCTCGGCCATGATGCCGCCTTTGGCGTTCTTGTTGATGATGTCGAGTATCTGGCTGAAAAACTTGTTCCCAAATTTCTGCGGGTCTTTCATCGCATCCACGATGCCGGTCCATGTATTCTTGTTTCGGTCGCGGCGACCTGTCATGCAATGGAAGGTGTACCCGTTAACCGGTGTGTCCTCGATATCACCCAGCAATTGATTGCCAGCAACAAAACACTGCTTGTATTGACGGCGTTGCTGCTTCACATACCGGATATCATTACGTTCGAGGTTTTCCTTCATCTTGCTAAACTGTGCCGGCGTGAAAGGCTCGGCCTTTGGACCTATCCGATAGCAATCCTCTAGCTCATACCATTGATAATGGGCCACGCGGATGGTGAACTCCGTCCTGCCGTGTTTATTGGATTGTTGGTTGTTATAGGCGTCCTGGGGATAGACGTGCCTGCGGACACCACCTGCATCGTCTTGTTCGTCATCGCCATCCCATAGCTCGCTGGCGCTCTGTACGTCAGCATCGGGCCAACGGCGGTTGAATTCCTCCACAGGTACACGACGGACAAGCATCTGCCACTTGCGGTCGTCGATGTTCTTGCGTCTGGCATGCGGGTCCCAGTACATCCACAAGGGATCGATGCGCTCGATCAGCACCTCACCATCGGGATCGACCTCGGTCTCCAGACGCGTTTCCGTCCAGCCCATGCCACCAATCAGCATGTCAGCAAAGGCGTCAGTCTCCTCGTCCTCGGCGTCACAATTGTCACGGATGTAATCAGCCGCAGCCGTGTATATCTCACTTTCCTTAATGTCGCCGAGCTCACGCGGGATATAGCGTGTCTCCTGCCTATTCTGGATCTGCGTACCAACGATGGCTGATACCACCCGGCTGATGCGGTTGAACGTAACAGGCACACGGTTTTGCTCCGACAATTCCGACATGGTTTGCTCGTCCCACTGTCTGCCGGCATCCATGTCGAAGCTGTCACGCGTGTGGTCACGCCACTCACTACTGTGGTCGCGGGCTACCTTGTAGTTTTGGTGGACGGTGGTGACAATATCCTCGTCCTCGTCGCCGACGGTGTGCTCTTCAGCCATTACTTCTCAGCTTCCTTGTCAGCCTTGGCCGACCGGCTGGTTACGACCTTCGGCGTCGGAAAGGGTGGCGTGGTGTAGCTCTTTGTCTTCCATGTCTTACTTGCGCGGTAGGTGTTGGTTACTGGTTTCTTAGGCATTGCATAACTCCTTGAAACGCTCGCGGATTTTAGGTGCCATCACCTCGTATAGATAAGGACCATCCGCAACACGCCACGCCCGTAGTTCATC